ATTAATTTGTTGGACTTAGCAAGATTTTCCTCACGAGTTATAACAGCTAGATTCCAAGGTACATGAAGGCCACTAACAAGTTCACCACGCAGAGGTATAACGTGATCTACAACATAGAATGTCCCTGTAATCCTAGTGGCAGCCATAGCATCTAAATAGAACCGTTTAATAGCCGTTTTTTGCTCCTGTGTTAGCCATTTGGGAGTAGCTTGTTTGTGTTTAGCCCTACGGTGTTTAATATTAGCTTTATGCATTTCTGGGTTGTTTTTAGCCCAAGTTTTTCTGTACTTAATTAATTCCTCAGGTTTTCTGCTTAAGGCTCTTAATTTTACTAACTCCTTATTATTCTCATAATACTTTATACCTGCTTTTTTACTGGCCTACAGGTACTTCTGCATCTGACGCCATTGCTATTGTTGCTGATGACCCATTAGTTTTATTTAAAGTCAACTTGACTAACGCTGGTACAGCTTACACTTCTGGTGCTGCTACATCGGCTGATGTTGGTCAAAACGTAGGTTATTTCGTAACTGCTAACACAGGTTCTATAGTTGATGGCGTTAATACAGCTACTGGTAATAGCGCCACTTCAGTTAATTTGGCTTCTAAAAACACTACTGCTACTTTGCCTTTGCGCATTATCAGCATGGTTCAAGAAACTGCATTATCTGATGGTACGTTTGTAGAAGCTTTCGTGGCCTATACAGCACCTACTATGACTGCGGCTGTGACTCAATCTGGTACTACTCCTTTTGCTGTTTCAGCAGTGGATATTACTGTCGTTGGTGGTCATGCTTACCGCAACCCTGTTGGAATTTAAGGAGTTTAACTAATGGCTGCTATCTCACGCGCGCAACTACTAAAAGAACTTCTCCCCGGTCTTAACGCTTTATTCGGTTTAGAATATGAGCGTTACGGTGAGAAATATAAAGAAATCTTTGAAACTGAATCGTCTGATCGTTCATTTGAAGAAGAACAAAAACTGTCTGGCTTTGGTGCCGCTGCGGTTAAAAACGAAGGCTCTGCAATTACGTATGACAATGCACAAGAAGCTTGGTCAACTCGCTATACCCACGAAACTATTGCTTTAGGCTTTTCTTTAACTGAAGAAGCTATTGAAGATAACTTGTATGACTCATTGTCTGCTCGTTATACAAAAGCTTTGGCTAGAGCTATGGCTTACACCAAAGAAGTTAAAGGTGCTGCTGTACTAAACAATGCATTCAACACTAACTATACTGGTGGTGACGGCAAATCTTTATGTAACAGTGCACATCCTTTAGTCTATGGATCAACAATCTCTAACGTACCAGCAACTCCTGCTGATTTGAACGAAACTTCATTGGAAAATGCTGTTATTCAAATCTCTTTATGGGTTGACGAACGTGGCTTATTGATTGCTGCTAAACCTAAAAAATTAGTACTTCCTCCTGCTCTTCAATTCGTAGCAACTCGTTTGTTAGAAACTGAATTGCGTGTTGGTACTAACGACAATGATGTTAATGCTCTTAAGAACAACGGTTCAATTCCGGGCGGCTATACTATCAACCCTTGGTTGACTGATACAAATGCTTGGTTCTTGATGACTGACGTTCCTAACGGTCTGAAACATTTTGTTAGAACTCCATTAGCTACATCAATGGATTCGGATTTTGATACTGGGAACTCTAGATATAAGGCCCGTGAACGCTACAGCTTCGGTTTTAGTGATCCACTAGGTATCTTCGGTTCTGCAGGTTCTTCCTGATAAATCAGTAACTTAGCTTTAACTAAGGGCTCCTTCGGGAGCCTTTTTTATGTCTTAAAATAAAACTTGTCCGACTCGGACAAATAATGTATATTAACCTTCGTAAGCTTAATAACGAGGGTAGTATAATGGAAAATGTAATATATAGAATACGAAACGTAGTAAACAATAAATTTTATAGGTCCTCCCGATTTACACGCCCGTATGATAGTCCCTATGCTAACCCCTAAATTATCTCGCATATAGGTTAAGCTTATAAAAGTTTGGGTGGTTCTATCAGGCAATATTGCGCATATCTTTCTCTGCATAGTAGTGGCATTTACTGGGCGTTTTCCATAGAAGTGTGATTCTTCCCCTCGTTTAACAGCAGCTGACATATTAGCCTTGCTTTGTTCAGAATGGGTCTTACCTTTCATTGGGTTTACCAAACCTTTGCACTTCTCTGATATTTTAGCTTTTGTTTCGTCACTTCTGGGAACTCCTTGTAATATAGACTCTACTCCTTTTGGTACTTTTTGTGCCGCTGCTTTTAGTTTTATTCTAGTCTCTTTAGTATGGGTCTTACCTCGCATAGGCGCACTTGCATCAGTAGCCCAATTATAACAATACGGTTTTCCCGCATGTTCATCCAACCAGACCTGCTCTACGCTAAGCAGCTCATTAACGTCTTCGATATGCATTAAAACTTCAAATTTAAAACAAGAAGAGCCTGATGTTGGTCAAGCTAATATTGACAGAGCGATGATTGATAAGAGAAATAAGGACGAGTCAGCGACAGCGGGTAAGTTTGGTTTAGGCGACTCACCTAGTAAAGACTTTAGCGGCTCTGATTACTACAAAGGTAAAAAAGCTGGTGGGTCTTGTAAAGGTTATGCTAAAGGCGGCTCTGCTTCTTCTCGTGGTGATGGTTGTGCTACTAAGGGTCATACTAAAGGAGCAATGCGCTAATGGCTGGGGGAGGACAAGGTTACGCAGATGGCGGTATTATTGGTCAAGGGTTTGGAGGTCCACAACCCCCACAGTTAGGGCAGACCCCAGCTCCACAGTTTAATACTCAAAGTGCATACAATAACTATGCCTCCCCTAACCAAGGATTGATGGATTACCCACAGCAAGGGCAACCTAACCAACCGCTTACTCCAAATGTACCTCCAGTACAGAATACTCCAGACCCTGATATGTGGGGCGGATCACCAAGTACTAATATGGGGTTTGATAATAGTGGTAGTGATGCAGGTATAGGTGGGCAACCAGTAACTCAAATGCAGACACCTCTGCAAGGGCAACCCCCTAGCTTATCTCAATACATGCCTCAACAAGGCTTACAAATTCAGGGCAATCCAACTTCGATGCCCGTACAACGACCACAACAAAGGTAACTACTATGCGTCAGCAGATAGCAACTAAAACAGGTACAGGCTCAAGCAACATTCTTACAACTGACACCTATATCAGCCCTTTTAACGTGGGTTTTGGCGTTGTAGCGACAGGCACAGTAAACTACACTATCCAACATACATTTAACAACCCACAAGACGGTACTACTCTAGTGTGGTACTCTCATCCAACTATTGCATCTAAAGCAGATAATCAAGACGGTAACTACGCATTTCCTGTAGCGGCTATTAAGATTCTAGTAAATAGTGGTGACGGTACAGCTACTATGACATTGATCCAAGCTGGCGTTGTAGGCGGCTAAGATGCCTTATGTAGGGTATACAGGGGTTGCTGATCTAGCTAACACTACTGATGGTTTTGCTTTAGGTATAGGTGCTTGCAATGATCCTGCAGAAACATCGTTTGGTGAGAATGTAGGTGATGGTGGCGTAGTAGATTTATACCATAATGGTGCCCCTAACCTTAAGTCATATATTCTCATGGAGTCTTCGGGATACGTATTCCAAGAAGACAGTTCTAAAATAGTATTGGAGTCATCGTAATGGCAGATCAGAAAATATCGGCAATGCCCGCAGCGGCAACTCCTCTAACAGGTGCAGAGCTTGTACCATTAGTTCAGTCAGGCGGGAATGTAAGCTCTACAATAGCATTGTTTGGGGCTTATGCACGTAATACTTTGTTTAACTACGGGGCGTTTCAAGACTTAGGTCTTGACCAAACAGCGGCGGCTAATACTGTTGTTGAACTTCGTATAAATACCACTGACTTTACTCAGGGTGTTACTAAAGTAGGCAACCGTATAAGTTTAACTAATGCAGGTGTGTATAGCATTATTATCAGCCTTCAGTTATCTAATGATGACACTGCCAACCCTGATGACTTTACTTTGTGGCCTGTTATTAATGGCACTGCAGCGGTAGGTTCTGCCAGCACTATGGGGGTTCCTGTTAGAAAGGGGGCTAGAAATGGACACACAATCCTTACAGTTCAGTACACATTTGAGTTCTTAGCAGCAGGGTATTTTGAATTTAATTGGTTCTGTGTAGATGGTCATGTATCAGTTTTAACATTCCCAGCAAGTGTTGTTACGCCAATTCACCCAGCTTCTGCGGGTGTTATACTTTCTGTTATTCAGGTAGGCTAATGAGTACTTCCGGTCTTACTACATTCAATCCAGCTACCAAATTTGCATATGTGCATTGCAGACCGGATGGTTCGGTGTTTTATGTCGGTAAAGGGGCCCACCGTAGAGTTAAAAATTTACGGGAGCGTAATGAGTACCATAAACGTGTAGTCGCTAAGTATGGTAAGGAAAACATTCTTATAGGGATGTTGGAATGTTCTTCAGACGCTATATCGTTAGAACTTGAGAGAGGCATCATTAAGTGCCTTAAACAATCAGGTGTTAGGTTAACAAACTGTACAGATGGTGGAGAAAAGGGAACTGTATTAACCGAGGAAACAAAAGCAAAACTATCTAAAGCCGCTAAAAAGCGTGGGGTATCAGCAGCTTGTAGAGCTGCTTCAGTGATAGCTAGAAAAGGCAAACCTCTGACGTATTACAGTCTCTATTAAGTCAATAGTATCATCAGGCAAATCATAAGTACCTACCCCTACTAACAGAGGGAACTCGCCTTGTTCAATAGTCCATAGATTAAGCCCTTTATTAGCCCAAGAAGCCAACAAGTAATTTAAAGACCTTCTAGCTGTTCTAAACTGATAACCTGTGCGGATTTCTACACCAACACGCTCAAAACTTTCTTCGATTATTTCAGCTATATCCGGTAC